AAATCATGTTAAAAGGCGGTGGCAAAATGAAAGGTGAATATCTTTTTACAATAGATGCTTGTCATGGTGATCCAAACACTGTAAACACAGGAGTATCAGAAGTACCAAGTGAACACAAACAACATAATTTTGGTAGATTGATAAATGGTCAATACTTTGCACAGCCAAACAATAGAATGCTATGGTATGAACAATCACTTACTCCATCAGAACTTAAACGTCCAGACTTCCAAGTCAGCACCAAAGAATTCTTTTGTGAAAACGAAAGCAGTGTTACTTTTGGTGATTCCAACGAATATTTCTACGAAGAAAAAGACAGTCCACTCATAAAATAAGTTTGACATTCCTAAAAAAATTAAGTATAATGTAGACTTAATTAATAGGAGATTAAAATGGCAGGCAGAACATACGGTCCAGAAGAACAAGCAAAATTAAAAAGAATTATTGATGAAGGTGCAAACGTGCTTTCTGAAGTAGAAGATTTAAACACTGGATTAAAAGACACTGTGAAAGCAGTAGCAGAAGAGTTAGAAATAAAACCAGCACTCATTAATAAAGCAATTAAAATTGCCCACAAAGGTGAATGGCACAAATATTCAGACGATTTTGATTCACTAGAAAATTTAATTATTGCAGTTGGTAGAGACAAATAACCAATTTTGGTACAGCAATGAAGTATATGGTTGACATTGACAATACAATTTGTTACAATGAAAACAGTAACTATGAGGACAGTAAACCAGACCATGTTCGCATAGCAAAACTTAATGAACTGTTTGATAATGGACATGAAATACATTATTGGACAGCAAGAGGTGGAAATTCAGGAATAGACTGGACTGAACTAACACACAAACAATTGAAACAATGGAATGCAAAACACACGTCCATTACAATGAAAAAGCCAGTTTATGATGTCTGGATAGATGATAGGGCCATTAATGCAGATGATTTTTTTGGTGCAAAAATTGAGGAGAAGAAATGAAAAGAGATCTTAAGATTCCAAAGGTAACCTTTAGAGTAAGAATAGGTGATGAGGTTGAAACTGATGGTGGATGTGCAATTGGTGGACAATGGATTAACAAGACTACTGACGACTTTTTCAAAGGTAAGAGAGTTGTATTGTTTAGTTTACCAGGAGCATTTACTCCAACTTGCTCATCACAACAACTTCCAGGTTTTGAAAAAGAATATGAAAATATTAAAAACATGGGAATAGATGAAATATATTGCGTATCAGTAAATGATTCATTTGTTATGAACGCATGGGCAAATCATATGAACATTGAAAAAGTAAAAATGATTCCAGATGGATCTGGTAACTTTACAAGATTTATGGGTATGCTAATTGGTAAGAACCATTTAGGTTTTGGAAATAGAAGTTGGAGATATATGTGTGTCATCAAAGACAACACAATAGAAAAATGGTGGCAAGAGCCTGGCATAAACAATGAAGGCACAGATGATGATCCATATATAGAATCAACTCCTGACAACATGGTAAAATATTTGAACACAACTACAAGTGCTGAGATGAACACAATGGTGGGCATTGATGTATCTGCAAATGACAACAATACTCAGTAAAAAGAAACTGATTAAAGTACTGTCGGGAGAACAGAATAGATTGGAAAAGCAGTTGCAAGAATGGCAAGATTTAGCAGATTGTATCAGAAGTGATCAAGTGCCTGCTTCAGATGTTGCGAAGTTTTTCCAGGACAGAAAGTTCTATCACTGGTATAAAAAGAAATATTTAAGATAATGCGAATAGATCATAACATACATTTAGATTATTCAGATGTGTTACTACATCCTAAAAGATCCACTTTAAGTTCTAGACGTGACGTAGACATTTTAAGAAAGTTTAAATTTAGAAACAGTGGGAAAGAATTATCATATGTTCCTATTATGGCAAGTAATATGGATGGTGTTGGCACATTTTCTATGGCAAGAGTGCTACAAGAATACAAAATGCTAACAGTAATTAGAAAGCATTATACACTAGATGATTGGAAACAGGCGGCAGGCACAGGATTAAAATTTAAGTATGTTTCTGCCTGTGTAGGCACTGGAGCAATATGGGACGAAGGTGCTACAGATTATCAAACACTAAAACAAGTGATGTCTGCATTTCCTGATATACCTTGTATTACTATTGACGTTGCCAATGCATACCATGAATCATTTGTAGACTTTGTAACAAAAATTAGAGAAGAATATCCAGAAAAAGTTATCATTGCTGGCAATGTTGTGACTCCTAACATGACAGAAGAATTAATTATTAAAGGTGCTGATATAGTAAAAGTTGGAATTGGTCCAGGCAGTGTGTGTACCACAAGAACACAAACAGGAGTTGGTGTTCCTCAATTTTCAGCAATCATGGAATGTTCAGATGCCGCAAATGGTGTTGGCGGACACATCATTGCAGATGGTGGTTGCACTCAACCAGGTGACGTTGCTAAAGCATTAGGCGGTGGTGCACATTTTGTAATGCTAGGAGGAATGTTAGCAGGACACAATGAATCAGAACTAGAACTTAAAGATGGCAAAAGGATTTTTTATGGTATGGCATCGCAATCTGCATTAGACACACATGGACAAAGAAAAGATGGATACAGAGGCGTAGAAGGCAAAACAGTTACACTAGATGACAAAGGACCTGTTAAAGATACTGTTGAACAAATATTGGGTGGAGTAAGAAGCACTTGCACATACATCGGTGCAAGACGTATTAAAGATATGCCTAAGGCGGCTCACTTTGTAAGAGTGAATAATGTAATCAACAGAGTATTTGACAAGTATGAATCACGTTAAGTTTAATTCAAAAGCAGGTGTTATGCACAAATACACCTTTCCAAGTTTTTCTGCACTTGAAGAATTTTTTCTAAATAACATAGATAAGTTTAAAGGTTGCAAATCAAAAGTAATAGGCAAAACATTATTAGTATGGAACAAGTAAAAACAGGCAATACATTAAAATGGCTGGCAACAGCAATATTGATTATAGGCACATTTGTAAATGCAGGATTTCCAGAGTTATATCCTATAGGCCCTTTACTTTTGGCATTTGGAGGCGTAGTTTGGTTAATAGTTTCTTTCCTATGGAAAGAACCGGCACTCATAGTTACAAATTTAGTATTGACAGCAATGGGTTTCGGAGGTATACTGTTATATTATATAAGGTAAGGTTTAATCAGCCACAATTGATTGTTGGTATTTTGTCAGCCACAAATGACATTAGGAGAATAAATGAGTTACATAGATGGTTTTTTCGATAGAAATGCAGACACAATAAGAGTTGTTGAGCGAAAAGACGGCAAAAGAGTTTTTAAAGAATTTCCAGTTAGATATACATTTTTCTATGAAGATCCAAAAGGAAAATACAAAAGCACAACAGGAAAACCATTACACAGAATTGTTTGTAAAAACACAAAAGACTTCCACAAAGAACTAGCAATAAACAGGAATAAAAATTTGTTTGAATCGGATATTAATCCTGTGTATCAGTGTTTGAGCACAAATTATATCAATCAAGACGCACCTGATTTAAAAATTGCATTCTTTGATATTGAAGCAGACTTTGATCCAGAAAAAGGATTCAGTTTGCCTAGTGACCCTTTCATGCCAATCACAGCAATATCAGTCAGTCTACAATGGATGAATTCTCTCGTGACACTTGCTGTTCCGCCAAAAGGAATGAGTGTTACTCAAGCAAAACATTTAGTTGAAGGTTTTGAAAACGTATTCATTTGCGAAACAGAAGCAGATATGCTTAAACAGTTTTTAAATTTAATTGAAGATGTAGATGTTTTAAGCGGATGGAATTCAGAAGGTTATGACTTGCCATACATAATAAACAGAATTAGCAAGGTGTTGAGCAAAGATGATACAAGAAGATTTTGTTTATGGAAACAACTGCCTAAGAAAAGAACTTTTGAAAGATATGGCAGAGAACAAGAAACATATGACCTAGTTGGACGTGTTCACGTAGATAGTTTAGAACTTTACAGAAAATACACATATGAAGAACGACACAGTTATAGACTAGATGCAATTGGTGAACATGAATTGGGAGAAACAAAGACTGTGTATGAAGGGTCTCTGGATCAACTCTACAATCAAGATTTTAGAAAATTTATTGAATACAACAGACAAGACGTTGCACTGCTTGATAAACTTGATAAGAAACTAAAGTTTATTGATTTAACAAATGAATTGGCACACGCAAACACTGTGCTACTGCAAACAACACTAGGTGCAGTTGCAGTTACAGAACAAGCAATTATAAATGAAGCACACAGAAGAGGACTGCAAGTTCCTAATAGACCTAAAAGAGATATGGCAGGCAGTACAACTGCCGCAGGTGCATATGTGGCATTTCCTAAAAAAGGATATCATAAGTGGATAGGTTCTATGGACTTAAATTCACTGTATCCTTCTGTGATTAGAGCATTGAATATGGCTCCAGAGTGTGTGGTTGGTCAGTTGAGACCTTTAGATACAGATGCTATGGTTGAAGAACAAATGACACTTCAGAAAAAATCATTTGCTGGTGCATGGGAGAATCACTTTGGTTCATTGGAGTATGAATATGTGATGCAACAAAGAAGAGATGCTGTTGTCACAGTTGACTGGGAAGATGGAACTTCCGAAAGTAAGAGTGGTGCAGAGGTTTACAAAATGATTTTTGACAGCAACAATCCACTTATATTGAGTGCAAATGGAACAATCTTCACAAGTGAATTTGAAGGAGTTATTCCAGGACTGCTTAAACGTTGGTACACAGAGAGACAAGATATGCAAAGCATGAAGAAAAAAGCCGTCAATGCTGGCAACAAAGCAGAAGAAGAATTTTGGGACAAAAGACAACTTGTTAAAAAAATTAATTTGAACAGTTTGTATGGAGCAATATTGAATCCAGGATGTAGATTTTTTGATAAACGTATAGGACAATCTACAACACTCACAGGCAGACAAATTGCAAAACACATGGCAAGTAAGGTCAATGAAGTGATAACAGGTGAATATGACCATGTAGGAAAAGCAATAATATATGGTGATACAGATTCCGCATACTTTTCAGCATATGAAGTATTGAAAAAAGAAATTGAAGATGGAAAAATTCCTTGGACTAAAGAAAGTGTTATTAAATTGTATGACCAAGTGTGTGAAGAAGTAAATGGCACATTTAGAAAATTTATGAGTGATGCATTTCATTGTCCTAAGTCAAGGTCAGATGTAATTCAAGCAGGTAGGGAATCTGTTGCAGAGTCAGGATTGTTTATTACAAAGAAAAGATATGCTGTCCTAATATATGATTTAGAAGGTCACAGAACAGATGAGGGTGAAGAGCCTGGCAAAGTAAAAGCAATGGGACTTGATTTGAAAAGATCAGACACTCCTTTGTTTGTACAAAACTTTTTAAGTGAATTACTACTAATGGTATTAACAGGTAAAACAGAAAAAGAAGTACTAGAACGTATTGCAGTATTCAGACAAGATTTTAAAAAACTGCCAGGCTGGCAAAAAGCATCTCCTAAACGTGCAAACAATATAGGTGAGTATGCTAAAAAAGAAGAAAGATTAGGAAAAGCCAATATGCCTGGACACGTAAGAGCCAGTTTAAATTGGAACAATTTAAAGAAAATGAATTCAGACAAACATTCTATGGAGATTGTGGATGGTATGAAAGTTATGGTTTGTAAACTTAAGAAAAATCCATTAGACTACACATCGGTTGCATATCCGGTTGACCAACTGCGTATTCCTATGTGGTTTAAAGAGTTGCCGTTTGATGATGACAGCATGGAAAAAACATTGATTGATAGTAAATTAGGAAACTTGCTTGGTGTTTTGAAATGGGATATTTCAAGCACAGAAACAAAGAATACATTTAATACATTATTTGATTTTGGAGAATAGATGACAACACACGCAATGATAGACTTAGAAACTTTAAGCACTAGACCAGATGCAACAGTGATTACAGTTGGTGCTATCAAGTTTAATCCGTTTGATGACAGTGAACCACACAGTGGTTTATATCTCAGATTGAATGTGGACGAACAAGGTGAATTAGGAAGACACGTTGATGACAACACAATGGCATGGTGGGGTCGACAGAAAAAAGAAATACAAGACGAAGCATTTGGTGACCATAAACGAACAAGTGTAATGGATGCAATTAAACAAATTAATAAATTTAGTGTAGGCGTTGATGAGTTTTGGTGTCAAGGGCCACTTTTTGATTACGCCATATTACAGCATTTATACAAACAAATGGAAACACCTGTGCCTTGGAACTATTGGCAAATAAGAGATTCAAGAACTGTATTCAATATGATGCCACAAGATCCAAGAAAAGGTATGCAAACAGATTTACACAATGCTTTGGCTGACTGTTATTTTCAAGCCAAATGTTTACAAAAAGTGTATAAAACTTTTGGAGTGACAAAGAAATGACGCTTGACATTTACCAAAAACCTAAATATAATAAAACCAACAGGAGAAAAATATGAAAGACGTACTACAAGACATAGTTGCTCATACACATTCGTTAGGATTTTTAAGTCTAGTAAAGATCTCTAATGAGGAGCAAACAAAGATAGAAAGTATGGCAGAAGATAGAAGTGTTATCTTGAATGCAAATACAAATTCTAAAGTAAATGAATTTGATGGAGTATTCGGAATGCCTAATTTAGACAAACTGGCTTTGCATTTAAAATGCCCAGAGTATCAAAAAGATGCTAAACTTAACGTGGTAACAGCAGAAAGAAATGGTAAAACTGTTCCTACACATATCCACTTTGAAAATGCAGGTGGTGATTTTAAAAATGATTACAGATTTATGAGTACTGAAATCATAAATGAAAAATTAAAATCAGTAAAATTTAAAGGCACAGCATGGGAAGTTGAATTTGAACCTTCTA